TCGGTGGGCATCACTGGACAGCTCACGGGAAGTCGGGCAGACCTAATGATTCTGGACGACATAGAAGTTCCTGGTAACTCAATGACGGAGATGATGCGTGAAAAACTACTTCAATTATGCACTGAAGCAGAATCTATCCTCACGCCAAAAGATGATAGCCGTATTATGTATCTCGGGACTCCTCAGACTACCTTTACTATTTATCGTAAGCTGGCTGAGCGTAACTACAGGCCTTTTGTCTGGCCCTCAAGATACCCCAGAAAAGACAAACTTAGTCAATATGAAGGACTCCTAGCCCCACAGATCGTTGAGGACATCGACGGTGGGGTTACAGAGTGGACAGTAACAGACCCAGATAGATTTGATAATGAAGATCTCCTAGAGCGTGAAGCAGCTATGGGACGGTCCAATTATATGCTTCAATTCCAACTAGACACGAGTTTATCCGATGCAGAGAAATTCCCCCTTAAAATGGCTGACCTTATTGTCACCAGCATTAATCCTGACACTGCTCCAGACTCCATTGTATGGTGCTCAGATCCCTCGAACGTTATACGAGAGGCACCCACAGTCGGTCTCCCAGGAGATTACTTTTATAGTCCAATGCGACTCGTTGGTGACTGGGACTCTTACTCCGAGCGAATCTGCTCGATTGACCCGTCGGGTAGAGGAACTGACGAGACTGCCGCAGCATTCGTATCTCAACGCCACGGCTACCTCTACTTGCATGAGATGCGAGCTTACCGAGATGGGTACAGTGACACTACCCTGTTAGACATCCTAAGAGGGTGTAAGAAGTATGGTGTTACTAAACTCCTAATTGAGTCTAACTTTGGTGATGGTATTGTTAGTGAGTTATTTAGAAAACATATAACACAGACTAACCAACACATAGATATAGAGGAGACACGAGCTAATGTACGCAAAGAAGACCGTATCATTGATTCTCTTGAGCCTGTACTCAATCAGCACCGCCTCGTTGTGGACCGTAGTGTTATTGATTGGGATTATGCGTCTAATAAAGATGCAGCTCCAGAAAGTAGACTACAATACATGCTATTTTACCAAATGAGTCGTATGTGCCGTGAGAAAGGAGCAGTCAAACACGATGACCGTTTAGACTGCCTTGCTCAAGCAGTACAGTACTACACAGAAGCACTTGCTATCTCTGCTAATGAAGCAGTAAAGACAAGAAAGAGAGAGGATTGGAACTCTCTTCTTCAAGATTTTATAGAGAGTCCACAGAATAGTGCAAATCATATGATATTAGGCATGAATAAAGAACAAAGAGACCTTGCAAGAGGTCAAGAAAAGGGAAAACCAGTCCCCACCTGGGTTTAGACCGACCACCACCGTATACAGGGGAAAGAAGGGTGGACTTTCTCTTGTATTAAGGGGGGTTTATTCTCCCCTTCTTCAATATTATGGATAAATTAATAGCAGTTAGACTTATGTCGCCGCATGATCATGACTTTACTCATGAACGACCAGACGGAAGTACATACAAAGTCATGTATAGACATAATAAAGAACCAGTAACTGAAGAGATAATTAACTATCAAGGCCCACTATACTCTAAACATCCAGAATTATGCAACGAATAATTAATGTACTTGCTATTTCGTCTTTTCTTGTATCTGCTACCGCTGTTGGTGGTGGTGTTTATCTTTACCTCAATAAAGACACACTGATAGAGAAAGTTAAGAGCCAAGTAATGGAATCAATCCTTCCAGGATCCCTTGTAGGAGGTCTTAGTGGAGCTTTAGTACCAAACCCTACCCAACTCCTCCCAAACCCTACAGAGACGCTTACAGAGACCCCTCAATACACGACAGCCCCCTCCTTCCCCTTCTGATATGTACTCTACCCTTCATTATCTCGTATCTCTGGTCCTTGTACTGACCAATTGTGTTAGTCCCGTGAACTGGAAACACTGTCTACCTGTTAATGAATGGTTACCTCCGTATATTACTGATTATACTGTCTATATGCGGGATTGGGGCTAAGAGGGATTTTGACATAATTTTGTCAGGGCATATAACGTAGGAAGACGGACTTAATTCCCCCCATGGCCCCTTCTAATTACCAGTATTGCACAGTTTTTACATAAATAATCAGGGATACTGGGGAGTCATGTTAATTATTGTGTCATTGTCATGCGATCTGTTTGCGTTCGCAGTTAACAACAGACAGTGACAGTAACAAGCTGACTAAGTAATAGTAATAGCCACACTCATCAGTTGTGTATAGTATGGTACTGATGGTACAGTATGGAGTGGCTAGCGATTGGTTAGCTATGTATCATTGTGACAGTATGTGAAGGACGCTTGACCTAGACCCAAGGCCATGCTATACTACGTGAGTAGTTGAGGGAGACACCCTTGAATCAATCAATGCTTGAGCGTCAGTCATTGATCGGTATGCTTAAGTCAATCATTAAGATTGCACCTAAGCCATTCGGTCCTGTTACTCATGAGTTGATGAGAACATCTACAACATGGATACCACGTCCACTACCTGGTATTCGTTGAGATTGTGAGGGCTTCGGCCCTCCATTCCTTATGGAGTTGTTAACACACTCACATATTGCCACTAAATAACATGGAACTAACTAAAGCACAGCAAGAGATGAGGAAATTCATTCATCAACCAGGTATGCCAACACACGATGATAAAGCTACTTTCATGAGACTAGTAGCACCGCTTTATGATGATGGTATGACTGACGTGGAGGTTGACAAGATGCTAGATAACTTCACACGGGAAAAGGCAATAGGTGTTTACTTCTATCCACCACCACCTATAACATGTCAAGAGGACATTGATAATCAAATTGGTGGATGGTAAATAACATTGTGACAGACTGTAACGTGTGCTTGACAAACCAGCTCAGCCCTGCTATAATAAGAGCATGGTTGAGGGATCAACCAGCACCTTGACAACTTAATACATCACATCACTGCTAAAAGCGTGTCAGTTCTAGATGGTTTATCATCAGTTAACATTAGTGGATTGATTATTCAATCAACCCTGGAACCTGATTGATACTCACACGATGAACATAAGAACACCAACAGTGTTAACTAACGCAGGCATTGCCAGTTAGTGTGATGTGTTATTCTTTGGTCTGTTCGTCTAATGGTTAGGACACAACACTTTCACTGTTGTAATATGAGTTCAAATCTCATACAGACTTCCACCTAGGTCTATTAGTGAAGTGGTTATCACCTCAGCTTGTCACGCTGGTATCACGGGTTCAAATCCCGTATAGACCGTTGATAACAATTCCGTTATCATTTATTCAGGTTAAAACATGACTACTCTTGAACTAGATGCTAAGGTTGATTCACGTCCAAGTGATATCATCCCAACATTTAGAGATAAGAAAGATCATGAGTTCTTCGAGTACATTCTCAATGACATTCCTGACTTAGATCTAGAGTTATTCAACCAGATCAATAATGAAGGGATTGAGAATGTAGATCAATGGGAAGATGCATACGTTCAAAGTATGCCAACATCTATTCGTGTTGAAGCTCAATTCGTTGAGCAATTGATTGACGACTTAGGCTATCTTGGTGATGGTCCTAATGAAACTGATGTTCCTGACTTCCTTACTAGTCATATTGATTGGCAAGCAGTTTGGGACTGTGAACTACGTCATGATTACTTCACCATTGAAGATGGAGAGTATACTCATTTCTTCTCTAGACACTTCTGATTCTCTAACTATACTATTCCACACTCATATCTGGTGTGGTTAGTTTTCTTAGGGATTCATAACCCCTTATTTAAAGCGCTTTAACACCTATTATGACAGACCACACAACTAAATCATTCAGAGTATCTGATGAGATCATCAATCTAATCACAACTGATCTTGAAGATG